TAATCGCCTTGATGATATAGACTTAAAAAAACTTTATAATATTGGAGAATATCGCTTTGGAGTAATTAAAAGAAAAATTATAGAAAATTTTGCTCTTGCAGAAATGGTAGAATTTTATAAAGGGTTTTTTGATTTTAAACTTTTAAAAAAACTACTTAATATATATAACTCTGCCGAAAATGTTGCACAAAAACTTACAGATGATCCCTATGACTGTTTGTGTAAATTAACAAAAACGGCTTTTAAAACAGCAGATAAAATCCTTCTTTCGTTTAATGAAGAATGTATAAAAATGAAAGCTAATGGAGAACAACCACCTATTGATTTAAGTTATGATTTATTAACTTCTTATCAAAGACAAAAAGCAGCTATAATGTTCTTACTTGAAGAAAATGAGAATGATGGTAATACTAAAATTGATATAAAAAAAATAAGAAAACAAGTAGAAATATTAGCAAATCAATCCATACTTCATTTTGCAGATGTTATTAAAAATGATGTAGATATTTATTTTGATCAAAACACATCTAATTTAGCTTTAAAAGAAACTTATAATACAGAAAAATATATAGCAGATAGAATTATTGAAGGTTTGAAAATAAATAATAAATGGGAAATAAAAAAAGATAAAGATTATAGTAAATTTGATGATGTACAATTAACTGAAGAGCAAATAAAAACTATAGATGTGGTCTGCAATAGCAACATATCAATACTTCGAGGCTCAGGTGGCGCAGGAAAATCTCAGTCTACTAAAGCTGTAATTAATATGTTAAAAGACAATTATAAATCTTTTGTAATCTTTTCTCCAACTGGCAGAGCAGCAAAGGTGATTTCTGATTTTACAAAAGAACAAGCATCTACAATTCATAGAGGTTTGGGTTATATACCTCCAAACTGGTCTTATAACGAAGAATATCCATTATATGTTGATATTGTAATTGTTGATGAAACTTCTATGGTAGATATATTTTTAATGAAACATTTATTAGAAGCAATTGATTTTAATAAAACGAAAATACTTTTTATTGGAGATTCAAATCAGATACCATCTGTTGGAGCAGGAAATGTATTTTTTGATATGATAAACTCTAATATAATACCAACTAATACATTAACAAAAATATTTAGATATGGTACTGGAGGTATTCTTACAGTTGCAACACAAACATGGAAATGTGAAAAGTTTTTAGATAATCAGACACAACCACAAATTTTTGGTGAAGATAAAGGTTATATGTTTATTCCACTTTCACAAGAAAATATATTATCTAATGTAATTGGTTTATATAAAAAACTATTAACAAAAGGTTATTTAAAAGAAGATATAATGATATTAAGTTCTTACAATAAAGGAGATTATGGTACGGTAAATATAAATAAGCATTTACAACCAATATCAAATCCTAATGTAGAATTGAATGGTAATAATATAGTTTTGGGTGATATTAAATTTTACGAAGGTGATTTAGTAATACAAACAAAAAATAATTATAAAGCCATAAAGTATAGTTTAAATTCTTTTGCATTTGAAGATGAAGTAGTATTTGTTCCAAATGGAGAAATAGGAATTATTAAAGAAATAAGTTATAATAGTGTTATAATTGAATTTTCAGATGTGAAAGTTGTGTATTCAAAAGAAGATTTGATAAATGTAAAATTGGCATATAGTATAAGCATTCATCGCGCGCAAGGAGGACAGTGTAAAATTGTAATACTTTTAACTCCTAAAGCACATACTTATATGTTAAATAGTAATTTAATCTATGTTGGTCAAACAAGAGCAAAAGAACGAGTTTTTCACCTTGGAGAAATTGAAACAGTAAATAAAGCAATTAAGAAAAAAGCGGATTTTAATAGAAATACATTTTTAAAAGATTTATTAATATGATTAAAATAAAATAATAGTTGACAAATTAAATAATTAATATTATACTATTAGTGAGGATTAAAAAATTCTCACTATAATTTTTAAGTAGCAAATAAAATTCAAGTTTTATAGGTAATTTGCATACAAGATGTAGTGTATTTAAAAATGTCAACCACTATATATAGTATATAAAAATACAAAATAAAAGGAGATTACATATGATTAGTCAAGAACAATTTGATAATTTAGAATTAGAACATGGATGTGGATATTGGAATGTATGTTGGGAACATGCATGTCCCTGTGCCATTACTATTGAAGATAAGGGTTTAAGAGAATATATTTATAATGGTTTAATAAAAGAAGCAAAAGAATCAGTTGATATACTTGATATGTTGGAAAACGACAATTATTAAAATAAAGATAATTAAATTAAAATATAAAAATAAAAGGAGATAATCATTATGGAATTTGTACAATTTAAGAAAGCATTTCAAGAAAATTTTAAACGAATATCAAAGGATGCAACACATTTATTTGAGGTAGAACTAAACAAAGACGAATTATGGGATTTATATTTGTCTAGTTTCCCAGATGGTACAAATGAGATTTATAGAGAAAGAAGAGAATATGACTGTAGCTGCTGTAGACATTTTGTAAAAAATATTGGTAATGCTGTTGTTATTAAAGATAATGAAATTAAAACTATTTGGGATTTTGAAATTGATTGTTCAACATTTCAACCTGTAATAAATGCTTTATCTAAATTTGTGAAATCAAAAATTATTTCAGATATTTGGATAAGTAAATTTAAAAAGATAGGTACTGATAAGAATTTCGAACAATTAGAAAACGGAAAAGTAACTGAATGGGATCATTTTTATTTAGAATTGCCAGATAAATTTGTTGATAAAAGTGGTAAGTCTGAAGGTGAAATTAAAGGTGGTTTCAGAGATACAAGAAATGTATTTAAAAGATCATTAGATGAAATAACTGAAGATAGTTTACTTACAGTATTAGAATTAATATCTCAAAATTCATTATATAAAGGTGAAGAATGGAAAGGAGTATTAACTGAGTTTCTTAAATATAAGAAAGAATACGACAAGTTAAAAACAGAAGAAAAGGATAATTATACTTGGGAACAATCTGTTAAAGTTGGATCGGTTATTGGTAGAATAAAGAATCACAGTATTGGAACTTTGCTTATTAATATTAGTGAAGGAATGGATTTAGATGAATCAGTTATAAAATACGAAGCAATAGTAGCTCCCAACAACTATAAAAGACCAAAAGCAATATTTACTAAGAAGATGTTAGAAGATGCCAAGAAAACTATTGAAGAACTTGGGTATGCTGATTCATTAAGTAGAAGATATGCTACTTTGGAAGATATAACTATAAACAATATATTATTTTCAAATAAAGATTCAGCCAAGAGAATTATTGGAGGATTAGATGTTTTTGACGAAATGTCTAGAGATGTATCTATAAATCCTAAAAAGTTCTCCAAGGTTGAGGAAGTTTCAGTTGAAGATTTTGTTAATAATATTCTTCCAACCACGAAAGAACTAGAGGTATTTTTAGAAAATAAACATTCTAATAATATGGTATCTCTTATTGCTCCTGAAAACAAAGATAGCAAAACAATGTTTAAGTGGGATAATAATTTTAGTTGGGCATATTCTGGAAATATTACAGATAGTTCAATGAAGGATAATGTTAAATCTGCTGGTGGTAATGTAGAAGGAGTATTAAGATTTTCTATACAGTGGAATGACAATGAATATGATGGTAATGATTTAGATGCACATTGTATAGAGCCAAATAGAAATGAAATATATTATAGTAATAAAATTAACAGAAATACTACTGGTCAATTAGATATAGATATAACAAGTCCAACTAAAAATACTCCTGCTGTTGAAAATATAACTTGGACTGATAGAAATAAAATGTTAGAAGGTACTTATAAATTCTTTGTTCGTAACTATGCAAATAGAGGTGGTAAAAGTGGATTTAGAGCTGAAGTAGAATTTGAGGGTCAGATATACTCTTTTGAATATAATAAAGAAGTAAGACAAAGTGAAGATATTCAAGTTGCCGAAGTTACTTTTAATAGAAATACTGGATTTACTATTGTTGAAAAATTACCATCAAATGTATCATCAAAAGAAGTATGGAATTTAAAAACTAATCAATTTGTTCCAGTATCAGTGGTTTGCTATTCACCTAATTATTGGAATTTACAACAAGGTAATGGAAATAAACACTATTTCTTTATGTTAAAAGACTGTAGTAATCCAGAAAGTCCAAATTCGATGTACAATGAATTTTTGAAAGAAGATTTGATGAAACATAAAAGGGTGTTTGAGGCATTGGGATCAAAAATGAGAGTTGAAGATAATAGTAATCAGTTAAGTGGAGTTGGTTTTAGTTCAACTAAAAGAAATGAATTGTTAGTTAAAGTTAAAGGAACATCTGAACGAGTTATTAAAATAAAATTCTAATAAAAATAAAATAATAATATAAAAGGAGAAAATAATAATGAATAATGAAATGTTTGAAATTGCTATTAGAAACAAAATGAGGTTTCCATTTAGAGGATTAGCATCAGTGGAAGATCTTTATGATTTGTCAGTGAACGATTTGGACTCCATATTTAAAACTCTAAACTCAGAATTAAAACAAGTAAAAGAAGAAAGTTTACTTGATACAAAAACAAAACAGGATAAGGAACTTGATATTAAGATTGAAATTGTCAAGCATATAGTTGAAGTTAAATTAGAAGAAGCAAAATTAAGACTTAAAGCCAAAGCACAGAAAGAACAAAAACAGAAGATATTAGAAATTTTATCATCAAAACAAGATGAAAGTTTGCAGAATAAATCAATTGATGAACTTACAAAAATGCTTGATGAGTTGAATGGTTAAATAATATAGTCATTAAGGAATGATAGAGTAATTTTTATGAAATATCATTCCTTAATACAATTTTTATTAAATTAGGAGATACAAAATGAATTTATTTTATTGTCCACAGTGCAATAAAGAAGAAACTAAATTACCTGAAAATGCAAAAAAGACTATTATAAATTGGAGAGATGGTTATGGTAGGATAATAACTCATTATTGTTGTCCTAATTGTGGAAATTTATTAGCTGGATATGTTCCTAATATACATGACAAAGAATTTAAGGAATATATGAAAAGTATTATAAAAGATTATAATATTGGAGGATTATATTTTGATAAAGGATTATTAGAAGCTGCTCAAAAATATAATAAATTAGACTAATGTGTTTATTGGAGGAATAATAATGGGATGGTGTAGTGGTAGTTATTTAGCAGATGATATTTATAATATTGTAAGAAAATATATTCCTAAAAATAAAAGAAAAGAAATTGCTAACAAAATATATGATATGTTTTGTGATCAAGATGCTGATAGTTGGAAAGAAGATATGAATATTATTAAAGATCATAAAATTGATTAAATAGGGAGAATAAAATGTTTACATCAAATTATTCAAAAAACGGTACAAATCCAAATGCTATATCAATAGCAGGAAAATGTCCAGTTTGGTATAAAGGTAAAGAATATAAAATATTAGCTCCGAAATACTGGTTCTTTAAAAAATATAAAGAAAATGGAGATAAAGAATTTTATATTGAACAATATTATAAAGAAGTATTATCTAATTTAGATCCTAAAAAGGTTTATGAAGAATTAGGGGATGATGCTATTTTATTATGTTGGGAATCTGCTAAAGATTTTTGTCATAGGCATTTAATAGCAGAATGGCTTGAAAAGGAATTGGGTGTTAAAATAGTTGAAATATAAAAGTATAATAATTAAATAAAATTTAGAAAGGAAAAGAATATGTCAATAAATAAAGATTTGATATTAAAAACTATAGATATAGTTAATAAAATAAAGCCAATAGATATTATAGAAATAGTAAGAGAAGGACTATCTAGGAAATATCAACTTATATATGATGAACTTTATAAATCATATGAATTCGTTTGTCTGCCCGAAAAAGATGATGCTTGGACTGATTATTATGAATCTCTTAATGAGTTACAAGAAGATTTTATCTGTATGGCTGTAAGAGGATTATTTGAAGATATTAGTATAAGTAAATAAATTTAGTATTTTAAATGGAGGATTTATGAAGATTAAAATTATAAAAGGTAGAGGATGGTATGAAAAATTAGAAGGCATAATTTGTGATGTAGTTTATTTTAGAAATAAACAAGGATGTTATATGGTAAAAGATCCACTACCTCCGTCTTGTGATCCTCAGAGTGGAATACTTTCTTATATTATGCCAGAAGATTGTGTTATTGTAGAAGTAGGTGAAATACCTATTAGAAATATGTGGTTGGAAGAATAATTAAAATAAATATTATATGGGAGGAAGATAATATGTTAACTAAAAAGCAATTTTGCAAAATGATGATTGATGAATTTATTGATGATAATAAAATACAGAAAATCGATGATAGTATTGCTTGTCAGTCATCTACAATAGGAGTATGTATGGAATATCTTAAATTAATAGAAGATAAAGAAACTGAGAAATATATAAAATCTAGAGGTGGAATATTATATAGTTTTTATGATGAAGGTTTACAAGATGTATGTTTTTTAACAGCAAGAGAATTAATAGAAATGTTACCAGATTAATAATTAAAATAAAATAATAAAGGAGTAATGAAAATGAATCAAAATAATTTTATAGGTATAGCTTTAGAAGAATTATACAGAATATTTAATATTCTTAATGAAAATTATTTCTCAGGAAAACTAAGTTATCCGATGCTTACAATTCAGAAAACTAAGAGAAGTGGTAATTTAGGATGGTTTACATTAGATAAGGTCTGGAATAATAAAAATGTAGATGATAAAAGATATGAAATTAATATATGTGCAGAATATTTAACAAGAGAATTACATGAAATAGTATGTACACTTCATCACGAAATGGTTCATTATGCTAATAAAGTTGCAGAAATAAAAGATTGTAATGGTCAAGTACATAATAAAAAATTTAAAGTATTGGCTGAATCAGTAGGTTTAATAGTAGAAAAAAGTAAGAAATTTGGTTATGGTCATACATATTGTTCAGATGAGTTTAAAAGTTTTATTGATGAAAATATAAAGCCTAATCCTGAATGTTTTTCTTATTTTAGAAATGTTCCTGAAAAAGAAGTAAAACCACCTAAAGAAAAGAAAACATTTAAATATATTTGTCCAGGATGTAAACTTGACGTAAAAGCTAAAGCTGAAAAGAATATTGTTTGTGGAGATTGTGGTTGTGAGCTTGAGATGGAGGAATTATGATAGAAAATATAATAATAGGTAAACCTTTAGTAGACGAATATTTATTATTTGCTCCAAATGAAGTAGAGTGGTTTATAAATGAAATTAGGAAAACAGCATGGGATGAAGAAAGATTCCTTCCAAAATTATTAGTAAAATATAATTTCATGAAATCTATAAGTGAGGTTAAAAGAAATAGACAGGATTTATGGATTACTTTAGATAAAATAGATTTCTTGCAATTTAAAATAGGTAAAAGAAAAATATGGATTTGTGTAGGAGAATAATTAAATGAATTATTATGCAGGAATAGGATCAAGAGAAACGCCAATACAAATACTAAAATTATTTGAAAACATAGGTAAATTTTTAGCTAAAAAGGGTTTTACATTACGGTCTGGTTCGGCCGAAGGAGCAGATTCGGCATTCGAGTACGGATGCACTCAAATTGATGGATTAAAAGAAATATATTTACCTTGGAAAAATTTTAGAGGTTCTAATTCTGAATTAATTGTTAAAGATATTAAAGCTTTTGAAATTGCAGAAAAGTTTCATCCTTATTGGCATAATTTAAAAGATGCAGCTAAAAGATTACAAGCGAGAAATAGTCATCAAGTTTTAGGACAGGATTTAAATACTCCTTCAAATTTTATTATTTGTTGGACTAAAAATGGAAAAGGTTCTGGAGGTACAGGTCAGGCACTAAGAATAGCAAAGCATTATAATATACCTGTTTTCGATGCAGGAAGTTATTCGGATATTGATATTATTAAAGCAGAATTAAAATTATTTTTAGGGAATAATGGAGTTGACTTATGAATCATGAAATTAATAAAACACCTCTTAAAGCTGCACTTAATTGGTTTAAGGAAACTAGTGGACATGATCTTTTTGATTTAGTTAATAATGAAAACATTAGAAAAGAATTTAGGGACAAAAACGATTCTATATTAAATAAAGATGTTAATACAAATTATAAAGTTATAAGCTTAGAAAACACATCTAAACAAGAATTAAATTTTAATTATAAATACCATGAAAAATATTTAAATAAAATTGGTGAAGAAATAGACCATAAATTTAAAACAGGAGTATTTAAAAATTTTAAATTATTAGTTTTTGAAAAAGATGAGCAAGGAAAAATAGAAGATGCTGATTGGATTCATGAAAATGATTTAATTTAAAATATAATATAGAATGAAACTTTTAAGTGGAGGTAAATATGGATATTTGTATAGTAAATAATTTAGAATGTATAAAATGTAATCCTTGTTGTGGTAATAGAACAAATGAAATAAAAATTACTATGGACATCTTAAAACTTACCACAGATTTAATGAGAGCAATTGATCATGATGATAAAACATACATTGAATCAGATATAGATCAAATAATTTATAAAGCTATGTATTTTAAAAAAATATTTAAAATATAATATTTGGAGGTAATATGAATCAAGAATTTGAACAAAAATTAATGAATGAATTTCCTTGGATGGAAGATAGAAGCTGGAGAACAGGTGAAAAATTAGGTAAACCTATATCTATTGAATGTGGAGATGGTTGGTCACAATTGATATATGATTTGTGTAAAGAATTGCAAATTACATATGAAAAAATGTCAAAAGAAGATCAAGATAATTTTTATGCAACACAAATTAAAGAAAAATTAGCTGGATTGAGGTTTTACATAAGTATCTATAATGATGAAATAAGTAATGCAATTGATAAAGCGGAACGTAAAAGTCATCATACATGTGAAAAATGTGGTGCTGAAGGTAAATTAAGGAATGACGGTTGGTTAGTAATATTGTGTGATAATTGTCATAAGAAATAAATGAAATGCTTATTTTATAGGAAACTATTATGATTAAAATATAAAATATATGCCCAAAATCAAGGCAAGAATTAATATATTTGCCCCACATTAGGGCAATAAATTTTTAATAATCTTGGAATTAACAAGACATTTTAAACATTTGCTGTAAAATTGTTATTTAGTATTTAAATAGGAATTTCACACGGAAAGGATAATTATGCAACAAAATATTACAACCTTTGATGAAAAAACTGGAGAAATATTAAGTGAAAAACAAAGAAAATATAATATATTTGATGAAGATAAAGGCTACTTATTTAAAGCTAATGCTTATCAGAAAAGAATGTATAATGAAATTAAATTATCAGATATAGTAAAAGATAGAACAGATTTTGGAAGAGTACATTTATTGGCTGAAAATATTTACAAAGACACCAATACTATAATGATAAGGGTTAATTCTAGAGTAATTAGAATTGCAGAAATTGAAGATATATCAAAAATAATATCATTATCTATAAAGAAAACAAAAGAATTTATTAGTCGAATGAAAAAGATACATATATTAGCTGAAAGAATTGATAAAGTAGGTGATCTAGTACAAATAAAATATATATTAAATCCTTTATTTTTTAATAGTAAAAAATATTTAAGCGCAGATTTATATTTCTTATTTCAAGAAAGTTTAAATTGTTATTTGCCTAATTGGGTAGTTTGTAGATTTCACGAAATAGGAAATATAAGAAAAGAAAAAGATATTAATATAGAATTAAAATAAATTATTATTTTGCATATGCAAAATAATAAAAATTACTTATTTTATAGGAGATAAAATTATGATGACAAAAGAACAATTTATAAAACGAATGAGTTTAATTCAAAACTTTCACAGCCAGCAAAATACTGTATCAAAATTAATTACAGCAATATCAGATGGATTTGCTGTTGTAGACATAGGAGATTATTTGGTTTCGGAAATATTAGATATAATTATTGAAGATTTACAAATTAAAGATAAAGATTTATTAGGTTGGTGGTTATATGATACTAATGATAAAGTAATTTATTATAAAGATAATGATAAAGAAATTAGTGTAAGGACTTTAGAAGAATTATATGATTATTTAATTTCTGATAAAGATTTAGAAGATAATGAAAATAAAGAAGAATATATTACAGATCCACAAAAGGTTGAACAAAGACAAAAAGAACTAACCAAAGAGTTTGATGATATTATGCAAACTTTAAAGAAAAATAATAAACTATTAGATTAAAATATGGAGGATTTATGAGAAAATATTTAGATATTATAATTGATTTAAAAGAAGGTAAGAAACCTGAATATGAAGAAATAAGACTTGCGTGCTTAATGGCTAATGATTTACTCTTCTTTGCTGAAAATAGTATTAAAAATCTTACAGGTTATTGTACTGATAAAGAAAAGACAGATTTACAATCAAAACTTGCAATTAAATCTCACGAAGATAGATTCTATGCAAAAAAGAAATCTCCTGAAGAATGGCTTGGAAATCATCATCCTGATAATATAGAACAAAAGAAGTTTATGGAAATTGGAAATAAATTTTTAGACAAGTTTATGAATAATAAAGGCTATAAATTAGATTAAAATATAAAATTAAGATTTTAAGGAGTCTATTCAATGAAAAAATATCAATATGAAGAAAATAATTCTAAACATTATCGTTTATATGAAAACGAACAAAAATACAGATTATACTCTACTCCTGATTCAAAGAAATTAAAAATAAAAATTTTCTTTAGAATACCATTTTTATTATATTTTGTAGGTAAAAGATTAGATATTAATAAAATAACTTTGTTTACAAAAGAATATGATACAACTTTATTTGATATTTATTTTTGGAGAGAAATATGAAGCAAACTGAAAAAGAATTAATAAATATGAGAAAAGAAATGTATATCTTAGTTAAAGGTATTTATGGTGATCCTCAGGGTAAACAAAATAATGAAGTTATAAAAGCAGTTTTTGATTATGAATCATTTATTGGAACTGGAATGAGTTATACTTGTAAAAACGAATTTAATAAATTAAGATATAATTATAATAAGTGGAATATAAAAGAAGATGGAACTGTAGAAAATTAATGTATAAAAATTTCCCATTTAGTATATTTTATTAATTTTATATTATATAATATTAATAAAAACTTTAAAGGTGGGATTTATATGTCGAATATAGACTATTTTGAATTGGAAGATTTAGAAGTATATAAATTAGTAAAAGAAGGTAATATATCTTCATTTCCTTCTGGTTTTTGGGATGGTGTTGATGGATTATTAAGAGCTAAAACAATAACTAAATATTTATTTGAAGAAATTTTAAAATGGTCAATTAATGAAATAAAAAATAATTCGACAGCACAAACATTTAAAGATAATTCTTTAGGTGGTATGCTATCAGTTTTATTTAATGGTAGTCGATTTTTAGCAATTGCTAATACTTATGATGAATTAAAAGAATGGGGAGAAAATAAATATATTCAGTATGAAGAAACAGAAAATAGAAAATATTCTGATGAAGAACTAATTCTATTACTTCAACGAAAAGCAACAGAATTAAACAGAGTTCCAAAGGGAATAGACTTACAAAGTCCTCATAAATGCACATATAGCCATAGGTTTGGTTCATGGGAAAAGGCACTTATAGCTGCTGGATTACATGAAGATATATACAAAGATGTTGATAAATCAGCATTAGCTAAACAAACACTATTATTTAATTTAAAGAATTTAGCATTAAAATTAGATAGGTTGCCAAATAAAGAAGAAGTATTTAAAATTATTAATGAGGGCGAATTAAAAACACACTTTAAAGGTTGGGGAAATTTATTAAAACTATTATCAACTAGTTATTCAAAAGAAGAACTAATTCAAATAATTCAGCAAAAATATGAAAGACTTGGAAGGATACCTAATAATAAAGAAATGAAAATACCACAAGCTATTGTATTTATAGAAAAGTTTGGATCATGGAATAATGCTTTAAAAGAAGCAAATTTATATTAAGGGTAAATTATTTACCCTTCTTTGGGAAATTAATGTATAAAACTTAAATTATATTCATATAATTAAAATAAAATAATAAACAAGGAGAATAATTATATGAAGTTGAAAGTTTTAGTAATCACATTTATAATATCACTAGTTATAAGTTTTTATTTGGTTGAAAAATATTGTAATTCAGAAAGCACATTTTCACATCAAATTAGTGATATTAAATTACAATTAAACAAATATAAAGAACAAGAGCAGCAAGAAAAAATAAGGGCGTTCGAGTTACAAGTGTTACAAGATCCACAGATTATAATATCTGAATTAAATCAAGTTGGTAAATTAATTGTTTATGAAGGTCAATCTAATTATGAGGACTATATTGTAGAAAGTAATTTTTGGGGATCTAGAACTATTAATTTAAATTTAAAATATAATTTTGGAATTAGTATTGAATTAAGTAGAATTAAGGTAAAAGAGATATATAATAAAACTGTGATATTAAATATACCAAAACAAGAATTTAAAATTGAGTATGTGGAACTTGATAATAAGTCTAAACTAGAAAGTAATAAAGAATGGTTTATATCTCAATATCAACCTGAAGATATTAAAATAATATTTAATCAAGCAAATGATAAAGTGAGATGGAAAATATTAAATGATAAAAGTATTTTTGAGAAATCTTATGAAAGTTTAGAAAATAATTTAAGAGAATTAGTTTTAAAATTGGGATATGAAGATGTGAAGTTTGAAGAAATTGATTGACATTTGTTTAAGTTAGGAATATAATTAAAATATAATAATAAAATAAAAGGAGAATACATATGAAATCATTTTTAAAAGTTTTAGTAGTTATGTTATTGTGTTTACCATTTTTATCATGGTCTGGAGTACGTATTTATAAATCAATTGATTTTAGTATTAATTGTTCTGGACATATTAAAAGAGCAGCAGATGCTAATACTGTTGAAATTGCTAAAAAAGAAATAAATATTGTAATTAAATATTTAGATGATAACAAATTAAATTCAGGTTATGTATCTATATTTTTAAAACAACCAAAGAATGATATAGGTTTTTGGTATCAAAATTTAAAAGCTTCAACCGAAGAATTAAATAAAATTAATGATGATGCTTCGCAGCTAGAAAAAAGTAATATGTTAATGAAGTTAAGAGAAACTCTAATAGATCACGGAGAATCTACAACAATAACAAAACCTAATGGAATAAGCATTTATCCAAATAATTTATTATATTTTTTATGGTGTATATTAGGAATAATATTATTAATTGTAGGCATAATATTAGGAATTTATTGGTATTATGAATATTAATTAAAATAAAATAATATAGGGAAGATTTGTTAATGGTCTTCTCTATATTCACCCAATAAAAAAATGTTTTTAAATGATCAATATAAAAATTTAGGAGGTTTTATGGATAATAAAATTTTTAATGTAAACGGACGTTTGGAAGATGAAGATGTATTATTAATGACACTTCAACTTGCTATGAAACAAGAATGGGGAAATAATCTTACAATTGCAGGATGGAGTTTTGATATAAATAAGGGAATGATTTTACATAGATTTACAAAAGATAATCGTAATAATTTAATACCATTTCCGAATCCTTTAACTGCTGAACAATTATTGCCTATTGTTATTTCATTTTTAAATAGTGATAAGGCAAAAAGTATTGAATGTGATAATTGGGATGCTGATTTAGAACACGATGGACATAATAGTAAAGGATGGCGAATTTATACTGAAGATTGGGGAAGAATTGGTGATGATTGGACATCTTATATAGCTATAAAACCTGCCTATATGTGGCATGGTAAATAAAATTGACTTTTATTGTTTTGGAGGAAATAATTATGATTTTTCAAATTGATACATCTGAAATACCTGATAAACAAAAAGCATTTTGGGCAGAATTAATACTTTTGTCTAAGAAAAATAATTGTACAATTGATAAAACTATTGAAGAAATGAAAGAAGTATTAAATAAGAAGGAGTAATTTATTTATGATTTATCGTTTAATGAAAGATTTTAGCACTAATGATCTTGAAAAATTTGAAAATGAATATCCTGATAGATATATAAATTTGTGCAAAATAATAGGCGAATTTGAATTAGATATTAGACATTTTAATGTGAGTGCTACATTACCATATAAAGATGATAGAGGTTGTGTAGTGGCAGGAGTAGTTGAAAATATGAAATTAATTATAATTGACACTAAATATTTTTAGAAGGGAGTATTATATGAACTTAGAAGCATATTTAAAAGGATGTAAGCGTGGAGAGTTTGAGTGGTATTGTGTTGAGTCTGGTACATATGGTGATGGTAACTCTGTTGATACAGAAGAAGTTAATTTAAAAGGTAGAGGAGCATCTATATATAGACACGCTTGTGATTTATTTCAAGCTGAAGTCGATGATTTAAATGCTGAACCATTTTATGCTGAAAAAGAATTTACTACTAGACGATCAGCAAGAAAATGGTGTGAAAAAATTATTCAAAAAGATATTAAAGATAATAAATCATAAAATTTATAGGAGGTTAAAAGAAAATGAATGATTTTTGGGTTTTATTTGGATGTGCCACTATAGTTCTTGCTTTTTTGTTTGGAATAGCTTTAATAATTAAAGCTTCAAATGATTAAAATATAAAATTTAAGGAGGTTATATGTTTAGAAAGATAAAAACTATATATTATAACATCAAAAATGGAATATCAAATATAATAAGATGGATACCTGTTATATGGCAGCTCAGAGATTGGGATGCAGGATATTTATATGTATTAATATATAAACATTTAACTCATGTTGAAAGTTGTTTAAAAAACTATGGTCATGGAGTAAATTCACCTAAATATGCAAAACAAGTTCAGGTTGCTAAAAATTTAGCTAAACGATTAAATGAAGATGATTATCTTTCAAATGCATTAATTCCTGTTAAACAAAAATATGGAGAAGCAAAAATTCACTTTGAAAAATGTGATAATGGTCAATGGTGGAGAATGATAAACGATGAACCTGTTGAAAATACCCAAGCTAGACATAATGCATATGAACATGAAAAATATATGAAAAATCAAGATAAAAAATTATTATTTCAATACTTATATAAATATATTGATCAGTGGTGGGATTAATAAAATAAAGAGGTGTTTATGGAAAAAGAAACTTGGATAGTAATATTAGTAATATCAACAATATGTGCTGCTTATCTATATTATAAATTACAAAGAGAATATACACAGCTTAAAAAAGAATATGATCTATATATAGATGCATGGGCTGAAATGTATTATGAAATTTATGATACCAAATATACATACAAAAATAAAATATTAACAGCTCTTCCTATTATGAAAGAAAAATATAATAATATATGGGGAAAGGAGTAATGAAATGTTTGAAGTATTAATGAAAAATTTATTGGAAGAAAGAACAAAATTACTTGATAGATGTACTAAAAAATTAATAAAACATGCTGGATTTGATATTTCGGAAAACCCTTCTAATATGGAATTTATAATGATGTGTGATGATATGAGCAGAAATGGATATAAAATTAGGCATAGTTATGATTCTGGAAACAAGAAGGATAGTATTCAATTAATACATAGAGAAGATTTATATAAATCTGTCATAGCAGAATTTATTATTTCTATAGAGTGTGATGAGGATAGAATTAGTATTGTGGCTAAAGAGATAGTTGAAAACAATTTATAAATAAAGGAGATAAATGTAATAAAATGAGATATAAATTAGAAGATTTAAAAGAAGGATATATTATTGATTTTAAAAATAATAGATATGGAATAATTACACGTGAATCACCTATGGATAATGAATTGGTATGCGTTTATTCCACAGGAGGATGGGATCATTTATCTACTGTGATAAATTTTACATTTGATTTATATGAAAGTAAATATCCTATTTTTTCTTTTGTTAATTTACTTAAAGGTGATTTGGATGACACCATAAGATATAAAGGTTTAATTCCATATGAAAAACCAATTAAACAAATTACAAAACAAGAAATAGCAAAATTAATAAACTTAAATATTGATGAATTTAATATAATTAATTAAAAAATTTACAATAAAAGGTATTTTTTATTTGGAGAGGAGATTTATATGAGTTATAAATATATGAGTTATAAAGAAAAAATTTTTAATTCTGATATTATTAAAAATTATATATTAAATGAAAAATCTCATGAAGAAGAAAATTTAATATTTTGTGAAAAAATTAGAATAACTAATTCATTTACTTATCCACATGTTGAAGATATATTTATTTTTAAACAATATGATACCTATTATGGTGTTATAAATGGGTATTGTGGAGATAGTGGTATTTATTCAGAAAAATGGAATTTATTTATTGAATGCTATGAATTAGAAAAATATAATTATCAATATCAAAATTGTGAAGAAATAGGAACTGATTTATATCATGAAGGACATTCATATAAATATATTAATAAATAAAGGAGATATAAAAATGAGTGAAAATTTTTTATGGAAGTTTGAATGGGATTGTGATACTGGAAAAATTGAAAGTTTATTTGTAGCAACAGAAGAAAAAGTAAATAGTTTAATTAATCAAGAAATTGATTTTGGTGAAGCTCTTGGAAAACATAGTGAAGTTGAAGGAACAATAGAGAAGGGAGAAATAATAAAAATTGATATTGATCCCGAAACGGTTAGGAAAGTTACTAAAATTTTAGGCTATACATGGGCTGGCTATAATCTTTTTAATTATATAAACTTAGATAATGATTAAAAAAGGCATACTATATATTGTGGTTAATATAAATTATATACAATATATAGTATACTGATTACCAATAAATCGTATATTTTAAAGGAGGAAATTATGGATAAAATAAAAAATTGGATAAGAATTAAATTGAAAAAATTTCTTGATGTTGAAAACTTAGAACAACAATTAGATGGATATGCTAGATTAAACAATAGGAAAATTAATGAACTAGAAAAGGATTCAAAAGATAGATCTACATATTTAAGAAAATTAATTAATGAAAATTCAAAAGATATTTTACACTTTCAAGATTCAGTTAATGTGTTACATAATACTGTTGAAAATGTCGTGCATATTGGAACTAGTTTTAGAGAATATGGAAGTGATCATAGTTGGTGTGTAATTTGCATTGAAGGTAAAATTAATATAGTAAAATTTGTAGATTTAGATAGAGGAAATGCAATGGAAATATCAAGTTTTCTTAAACGATTTGAAGCAGGAAAACATTGTATAGATACTCCATATAAAGAAATGTTTTATAATGGATTATTTAAATTTTAATAGATTTATAGGAGGAAATTTAATGTATGCAATTATGAATTATTTCAACGATCCAAAATTAAGTGGAATTGTTGCAGCATATAAATATGATAAAGTTATTTCAAATACTGATGAATTTTATTTAACCAAAGATAAAGAATATGAAATTATTGAAGTTAATAATCCTACAATGATTTCTATTGTAAATGACATAGGAGAAAAAGAGATTTATTCAGTAGAAAATTTTGTTAGTTGTAAAGTAATTAAGAATTAGAAAGGATATTTTAATGAGTAAAATAATTTTTATATGTGGCAATGGGAATATTTCTTTTGATAAGTTTAATGATTATTATATAAATAAATTAAGATCTAATATAGAAAACAATTTATTTATTGTTGGAGATTTTAGAGGAACAGATACTTTAACTATGGAATATATAAAAACTTTAACTCCTAGTGTGGAGGTTTGCTATTTATATGATAAGCCAAGATATTTACCAGACAAATTTAAAACTTATGTTTCACAATGGAAATTAACTGGCGGATTTAAAACTAATGAAGAAAGAGATTTATACATGATTAGAAAATGTACTCATTTTTTAGCCATAGATCAAAATACAGATGTAATAAGGAAAAGTGGAACATTAAAAAATATTGAATATTGTAGAAAATTATCAATAATTGAATTGTAACTTAAATTACACTTTTTAAATGGAGGAAATTAATATGCAGTTAAAGAAACAGCTCATAATGATAATAGGTATGACTCAAAATAATCTAGATCTTACAAAAGAAATGGTTGAAAATTCATTAGATTCTTTTGCAAATGCACCTATAGTTTGGAATAAGCAACAAGAGTTTAAAGATTATAGAGAAGAAAATATAGAAAATTATAAAAATGAAATTGCTATAGGTCTTATATATGAAGAACCAAATATTATAATTGAAGGTAATAATGTTTATGCTGATATATTTATCTTTCCACAATATAAAGATTTATGGAAAGGTAAATTTGATAACTGGAGTATACAACTTAATGATGATAGAACTAAATTTACTTTATGTAGTATTGAAGTATTTTAAATAAAATAATACAGGAGAAATATTATGAGTGTAGATTATAATGAGTGTGAATATTGTTATGAATCTAGAATAGATGATAACTGTTATACAAGAATAATTAATAATAAATCAGTTTGTGTTTGTAATTATTGTATTAATGATGAAATTAAAAATGGCAATTTAATTAAATTTGATAAATATTCTGATAATTATAATTTATTTACAGAAAAAGATAAAAAAATTATACAAAATTATAACTCAATTTATAAATATACAAATCAAGGTAAGCAAATAAGATTAAATGAAATTGATAAAGAATTGAATCAACTTCAAAAAGAAAAGGATGAATTATTAAAAACGTAAAATGAAGGAGGATTTATGAACACTAAAACTATAAATTGGAAAGAAGAATTTACTAAGTTATTTCCTGAAACCACAGAAAGAACACTCAAAGACAACCATAAATGGTGTGATAAATGTAATGGTTTGGGATTTGCTAGAAAAGAAATATACATAGAATTTTGTAATAATTGCAGAGGTAGTGGACAAATTGAATTATGTTCTAAGGGTTGTGGAAGAGAAAGAAAATCAGGTTATTATACAGTTTGTGAAACTTGTTTAAATAAAAGTGATACAGAAGATAAAATAAAAAGAGAAAAAGAAAGTTTTGATAAAGCACAAAAGATTAAATTTGAAGATTATGATGGAATGTTTATTGATGGTGAAAGAGCAATAGATAAAGATGATTTTGCAGATAATTTGTATTATAAAATTAAAGATGGTGAAGATTATCTTAATTATATATATGGAACAGTTAAACAGCCAGTTATGAGTATTGATATACGAGATGTAATTTACAATGCCTGTGATGATGGTTATGAAGATATGTTAGATCAACTTGATTATAATGGTGTAGAAAAGATTCAAGAGTTAATTGACAAGTGGATTGAAGACCAAGGAGAAAGTAATTATGTCTATAATGAGACAAGTAAAATTGTTGTTTTATTGGATGATTTAATAACTGAAATAAAAGAACAAATAGAAAAGGAGAAAAAATTAAAATAAAATTATGAGGTTATGAGTAGAAAATGATAAAGACAATTAAAGTACAATTAAAACCTAATAATAAACAATCTACCAATCTCTTTGGTTGTGCTGGAACAGGTAGATGGGCTTATAATTATACTATTGCCAAAATTCAAGAGTATTATAAAGCAACAAATAAGGTTTTAAATGATGGAGAAATAAGAAAACAAATTACTCAATTAAAACGAACTGAAGAATACAAATGGCTATTTAATTATTCTAATAATATTACTAAACAAGCTGTTAAAGATGCTTGCGATGCCTACAAGAAGTTTTTTAAAGGGTTAAGTAAATTTCCTAAATTTAAAAGTAGAAAGAAGTCTAAACCTGCTTTCTATCAAGATAATGTTAAAATTAAGTTTGGAGAAAAATATTGCCAAATTGAAAAAGTAGGCAAAGTAAAATTAACTGAATTTAATAGAATTCCATTTGGCTCTAAAGCTAAATATATGAATCCGAGGGTTACTTTTGATGGGTTGAATTGGTGGATTTCGGTAAGCATAGAAGTTGGAGATTTAACTATCGATAAAGAAGTTTCTGAACCAATTGGAATTGATCTAGGTATTAAAGATTTAGCGATTATAAGTAATGGTCAAATATTTAAAAATATAAATAAAACCAAATCAATAAAAAAGTTAAAAAAGACATTAAGAAGACTACAAAAACAAGTTTCAAGAAAATATGAAAACACTAAAAAGAAAGGTGGTGAATTCTGTTACAAGAAAACTAAAAATATAATAAAAGTTGAAAACAAAATAAAGAGTGTTTATCAAAGATTGACTAACATTCGTACAAATTATATTCACCAAATTACTACTTCTCTAGTGAAAAACAAACCAGAGTATATAGTAATGGAAACTTTAAATATTCGAGGTATAATGAAAAATAGACATTTATCTAAAGCAATTCAAGAACAGTGTTTATTTAAATTTAAAACCAAGATTGAATATAAATGTAATTGGTACGGAAGTAAATTAATACTTGCAGATAAGTGGTATCCGTCTAGTAAAACTTGTATGGAATGTGGATATATAAAGAAAGATTTAAATTTATCAGATAGAATTTATATATGTCCGAGTTGCGGAAATCAAATAGATAGGGATTACCAAGCTAGTGTTAATTTAAGAGAATATGGTAGATTAGTAGTTTAATCATATAAAAAAATACTACTAATATATACTGATGCGTTAGTCAGGAATTTAAGTCTGTAGAGCGTTATATCAAACAAAAGTAGTTTTAGAAATAAAACAAAATTGAACGCATTGAAACAGAAAAAGAACATAAACTTTACTAGTTTTTATAAGGTTTTATAAGTTTCTTGTAACGGTGTAATTATGAAAAGATATTTTGTTAAATATAAAAATGATCCTCATACTATAGAAGAAATTATGAAAGTTGCAAATATACTAGAAACATTAAAATCAGTTTTAGGATTTATTGAAGGTTATAAGATGTCTAAGATTGAAACATGGGAAGATTTTGAGGTTATATTAAAGATTGATGGAGTTTTAAGTATTGAAGAAATAATATGTTAATATGATTAAAATAAAATAATATTGACTAATAATTATATTAATGCTATAATTAAATAGAAGGGTAGAGAGGAGGAAATTTATGAATAAAAGTCTTAAAAGTGTTGATATTACTACAAATAATGAACCCTACAAGCCTAGAGACACAACGGTTATAGAGCCAACAAAAGACGAATTTTATACAAGTAAACAAAACAAGAAAATAACTCAAAGAGATATTGATAATTGGATTTGTGAATATTATAATACATATTCTGAAGATTTAGAAACGATTAAATGTGAGCAATTAGTAAGAAAGGTTTTTAATTTTGTTAGAACTAAAATATAATAGTGGAGGAAATATAGTGGAATTAAACCAATGGTTAGAAACTAAATTACAGCAAGATATTTGGCAGAAAAAATACTGTTCTGATAACGAAACCCTAGATCAATGGTTTGACAGAATATCAAACAAGAATGAAAATATTAAAAAATTAATTATAGAAAAAAAATTCCTTTTTGGTGGAAGAATTCTAGCAAGTAGAGGATTACAAAATAAAGGGAAGAAAATAACGCTCTCGAATTGTTATGTTTTAACTCCTCCAGAAGATAATATTGAAAGTATATTTGATTGTGCAAAAAAATTAGCTCGTACATATTCATATGGTGGAGGAGTCGGAATAGATATATCTAAACTATCTCCTAAAGGATCTAAAATAAATAATGCAGCTAAAGAAACAACAGGCTCAGTATCATTTATGGACTTATATAGCTTAGTAACTGAATTAATTGGTCAGAGCGGGCGAAGAGGAGCATTAATGATTTCTATTGATTGTACTCATCCTGACTTATTAGATTTTATAAATATTAAGTCAAATTTAAACAAAGTTACTAAGGCGAATATATCTATAAAAATAAATGATGATTTTATGAAAGCCGTAGAGAATGATGAAGATTGGGTTTTATCTTATATAAGAAATGAAACTGGAGAAAAAATAGAAACTATAATAAAAGCAAAAGAATTAATGCGTAAATTTGCTGAAATGAATTGGGATTATTCAGAACCAGGTCTTTTGAACTGGAGCAGAATTACTGAATGGAATTTATTAAGCGAAGATAAAAATTTTGAATATGCAGGAGTTAATCCTTGTGCTAAATTCTTTGGCTCAAGTAAAAAATTGGATAAAAACGGTGAAGTCCACTAATTACTTGGATAATACCGTGCTAAACTTTTAGATTTCGAAAGGCTAAAAGTCAGTGTAACGCATAGTAGGTGAATAAATATAATCCTACCAAGAGTGTCCAACCATATTGGTGTGTGGAAAAGGGATGCGATAAATAAATTGTTTAGCAATGCATATCATGGATTTTATAATAATATTTATATAAGAAGTTCATATGAATATGTTTATATTAAGATTTTAGAAAAAGATAATATCAAATTTAAAACTGAGGAACATATATATAAATTCAAAGATGGAAGTACTTTTAAACCAGATTTCTATATATATGATGATAATGATAATTTTATTAAAATTGTTGAAATTAAAGCAGAAGATTGTACATATTATGAGTTAGGTAAACAAAAGGTAGAAAAATTAAAACAAGAATATGGTTTAAATTGTGAGTTATTATCAATTAAAGAATTAAGAAAACTTTGCAGAGATAAAAACATGAGTTTTGATAAAATATCTAAAGAATGGAAACAAAGTGAATCCAGTAGTAATATAAAAGATATATCAGGTAAAAATAACCCAATGTATGGTCGAAAACAGAGCAAAGAATCAAAATATAAAAATGGTCAAAAAACAAAAGAAAGATTTCAAAAAGATTTAAATTTTAAAAGCAAACATAAATTAGCTGTAATAGATGCTATGAAAAAAGTAGATAAGAATAAAATATCTTATAATAATAGAAGAAAAAACAAAAACCTTATTTGCACAATATGTAATAAAGAATACATTGCATATACAAGTCAATCTTTATATTGTGATGATTGTAGAAATAAATATACTAAATGGCAATTATATGTTTTAAGAAAAAATAAATAATCCACACACCAATATGGAAAATATATGCTGAACTTATACAATAGAAAAGTATAAGAACATAGGGATAAAAAGCCTTATGGTTAACAAAATTGGAAGAACCGTTGCCAGCAGGAGGTAGCTGTTTACTAGGTAGTATTAATTTATCAGAATTTGTTATAAATCCTTTTACTTTAGTATCACAATTTGATCATGAAAATTTTAATGAAGCAGTAAAACAAGGAGTAATTGCACTTAATGAGGTTTTACATGAGGGTTTAAAATTGCATCCACTAGAAGAACAACAAATTAGTGTAAATAATTGGAGGCAAATTGGATTAGGTTTAATGGGATGGCATGATACTCTTATTAAATTAGGTGTAAAATATGGAAGTAAAGAATCTATTGATTTAGCAGATGCAATTGGATTTCATATGATTAATGCAGCTATAACTTATTCTTCAGAATTAACAAATAAATATGGTAAATATCCAATGTATAATGAAGAATCAATATTTAAGAGTGAGTTTTTTCTTAAAAATACAACTCAGTTTACTAAAGAATTAGTTAAAAACAATGGATTAGCTAATAGTCAATTGCTTACTATTGCTCCTACAGGATCTATTGGTACAATGTTAGGTATAAGTACAGGATTAGAACCTATATATAATATATCTTATACACGTAAAACAGAATCTTTGCATGGCAGAGATGAATATTATAAAGTTTTTACTCCTATTATAGAAAAATATATGAAAAATAATAATTTAGAAACAGAAGAGCAATTACCAGACTTTATAAATACAGCTATGTCATTAAATTATAAAGATAGAATTACTATGCAATCAATATGGCAAAAATATATAGATGCTTCTATAAGTTCTACAGTTAATGTTCCAAATAATTTTACTATTGAAGAGGTTGAAGATTTATATATGTTAGCTTGGAAGATGCAACTAAAAGGAGTCACCTTATACAGAAGTGGTTGTAAAAGAGAAGGTATATTAACGAATGATACTATATTAAAAAATGATTATGAAACATATGAAGAACTTCCAAGAGGATTTATAGAATCTGTTCCAGAAGGACTATCTTATAGAAAGTACAAATTAAAAACTGGATGTGGAAATTTATACTTTTTTGTTGGAGTAGATGAAGAAGATTGCAAAATATATGATTGTTTTACTAACACAGATGGTGTTGGAGGATGTACTATTAATACTCAAGCAAACAGCAGATTGCTTTCAGCAGCCTTACGTGGTGGAGTTCCAGTGGAATATTTAATTGATCAATTGAATAAAGCAGGAGTTTGTCCAAGTTTTCAATATAAGAAAGGTAAAGGAGAAAAACTTTGTAAAGGAAAATCTTGTTCTTCGGCCATAGGAAATGTATTAAAAGACATATTAAAGGAATTTGAAGATGATGAAGATATAGAAAATAATGAAGAAAAACTAAAGGAAGATATAAAAATTAATAAAAATTTAGACTCACTATGTCCAGAATGTAAAGAACCATTAATATATGAAGGAAGTTGTGCTAGTTGTAGAAATTGTGGTTGGTCACGTTGCTCATAAATAATTAAAATATAATAATGGAGGATAAAATGAAAGATATATTATTTTTTTCAAAAGTAAAAGAAAATGCAATAATTCCAAGCAAAATTGATGAAAATGGTTGGTATGATATTTATGCTTGTTTTGATGAAAAAAATCTTACAATAATACAAGGAGAAATAAAGTTAATTCCAACAGGTATAGCAAGTGCTTGTGATCCTAAATATAGAATAGGTTTATATGAAAGAGGTAGCACTGGAAGTATTGGATTATCTTTAAAATGTGGGAGAATAGATGCAGGATTTAGAGGCGAGTGGTTTGTAGCTATAAATAATACTACAAATAAACCTATAACTATATCTAAAGGAATAGGAAAAGTGATACATAATTCCGAAGAAATAATTTATCCATATTCTAAAGCTATATGTCAAGCTGCTTTAGAATCTGTTCCTGATGTTGATGTAAAAGAAATTCCGTATGAAGAATTAATGAAAATACAATCAGAACGTGGAATTAATTGTTTGGGAAGTTCAGGAAAATAATATAAATTCAATAATAAGGAGTAGGATAAAACCTACTTCTTTTTCCCATAAAATATTAGATTTGTATTTTATCAAATATATTTAAAATTGTAATTAAAATAAAAAATTATAGAGGAAAATTATTATAATATTAATAAAGTGTGATATATGTAAGGAAGAAATAAATTTAAAATAGGAGGAATAATATGATTTATCCAAAAGAATTTATTGAAAAATGTAAAAAACTATATCCTGATTGGACTAAATTGCATTGGATGTTAGATGAAGGTAATACTTTTGTAGGAAGATATTTAGATGATTCTAGTTCAACATCAATACATATAAATACAGTGCTTTTTGCCAATTCTTTAGACGAACTTAAATTAAAAGCACAAGATATGAAAGAAAAATTAAATTTATATAAGGAATGGTGTGAAATTTATAAAGAAATAAAATAAAAAGTATGATTTATTTGATTGGAGGAATATATGAGTATTTATATTTTAGTTGATGAGGATACAAATACCTATACATATGAATGTTCAGATTGTAGACATACGCAGACTTTTAGTAAAAAAGCTCTTGTAAACAATCATATAAATAGTTGCCCTGTATGTGGTTCTAAAATTACTGAAAAGAAGATAGAAACTATTGAAGAATTAATAGAAGGAATGTAATAGATTATATTTAAAAATATAAAATATAATAATGTAAAAGGAGAATAATATGAAAAAAATTATAGGACATTTCCACATTAGTACAAATGATCCTGAAGAATTTTATAAAAAGTTTACTGAAAATATTAATATATTACAAAACGATAATCAAGAAGTTGAAATCCAATATAATACTCAAATAATAAACAACTTAGAAAATCCTATTTTGTATTCAGCTTTAGTTATTGGAAGAAAGGGATCATCATGTTAAATTGGTTAATAAGGGAAATAACTAAAAATTATAACAAAGTACCTTTATTTTATGTTTCTTTTAATCTAAATAAATATGAACAATATGGTGCAAAAGATTCTTGTGAATTTAAATTACATCCAGAATTAAATGATGATTATATTAAACAAACATTATGTGACCTGATTGACTATATCAGAAATAATTATGATATGGAAAAGTTAAGTAAGTAAAATAAAAATATAAGGAGCTTTAATTTGACATTAAAAAATACAACAACAAATTTTCCAAGCTTAAAACAATGGATCTCACAACAAAAGAATAAAGATGAAATTATAAAATTACCTAATAAAGAATTAATAAAATTATACATTAACGAATATGAGAATTATATGTTTGATTAAATATAAAAATCAAATATAAAAATGGAGATATAAATGAATATAATAAACAAATTAATATGTAAAATATTTGGTCATAAAACTTCTATTTATGAACATGACTATGGTGAAGGTTCTGATATTGGAAGTAGTAAAAGATTAAAATCAAAAATATATTGTGTCAGATGTGGAATAGGTGATATGAGAAAAGGAAAACAATGTCCACATTGTGAGAGTATGAGTACTGATAAATATAAGAGAATGTATCATTGCAAAAATTGTGATTGTTATTTTAAATAAGGAGAAATCAAATAATGGTTAAAATTAAAGGAAATATGGAACTAGTGTTATCCAGAGTACAAGATGGTACTCCTGTATTGATATTTGAGGATTTAAATACTGACTCTATTACTTTTGAAAATAAAAATATAACCTTAAAATTAGATGTAGATGATAAAGTATTTAAAGATATAAAACAAATTATTAGTAAAACCAAAATATGAAAAATCAGTTTTATTGGATATGATTAAAATATAATAAGGAGAATGTATGAACGTATTAAGTGCGTTTGATGGAATTGCATGTGGAAGAAATGCATTAAATTTAGCAAATATAAAAGTTGATAAATATTATGCAAGTGAAATAGATCAATATACAATTCAAATAGCCATGAAGAATTATCCTGATATTATTCAATTAGGAGACATTAACAATATTAATTTTTCTCAATTTGAGAATATTATTGATTTATTAATTGGTGGTAGTCCTTGTACTTTTTGGTCAATAGGAAAGAGAAATAGAGAAATTGATAAGAATGGAATAGGATGGAAATTGTTTAGTAAATACAAAGATGCTTTACAAATAATTAAACCTAAATATTTTCTTTATGAAAATGTAGCAAGTATGCCTAATACAATTAAAAATTTTATATCTGAAGAGTTTCAATGTGAACCAATTTTAATTAATAGTGCTTTATTATCTGCACAAAATAGAGAAAGATTATATTGGACAAATATACCCAACATAAAACAACCTACAGATAAAAATATTTATTTAAAAGATATTTTATTACACGAAATTCCTGAAGATTTAATACATAGTCAAAAAGCATTAGAATATATGAATAGACCTATTAAAGATGGTAGAACACATTGGGATTTTGGATATATACATAATACTAAAAATAAAAAATCCCAATGTTTAATATCTAATCTTTATAAAGGTGTACCATATAATGTTTTAGTAAATGATAGTATAATAAGAAAATTACATCCAATTGAATGTGAAAGATTGCAAACCCTACCAGACGATTACACAAAAGGAATAAGCAATACTCAAAGATATAAAGCTATAGGTAATGGATGGACAGTTGATGTGATTGCACATATATTTAGTTATATGAACAAAATATAAATATATATTAAAAGAAGTATTTTATTTGATATGAAAGGAGAATATATGACTCAAATAATCAAAGAAATTAGAAAAATTCTAGGTAAAAATCATTCAAATCTTTTTAATATAAATATTTGCTCTGATGGAATATGGTTTGAAATATATGAAAATGAAATATCACTTATAGTAGATACAAAAAAGAAATATGTATATCTTGATTGTGAGGCAAGCTGTCATCATTTAACCGTAGATATGTTGAATGAGTTATGTCAGATTGCTAGATTGCTGCAAGATAATATAAATAAAATATTAGAATTGTTAGAGGATTGATATTATGATGAATAATGATGTGTGTCATGGATGTGGAAGTCAAAGATGTTATCCAGATTATTGTGCTAAATTACATCCTGAATTAAAATTTGAATTACCTAAATTGGATAATATAACAATCCCAAAAGATAAAATAGATGATAAACTTACCATAGATCAATTGAAAGAAGTTAAAGAACAGTACTGCAAATATAAGTGTTCAAACTGTGGAAGAATTGATGATGGTGATGACCTTTGTAAATATTGTCAAATAAATAATTTTATAGAAGAACTCTATCAAAATGGATTAATCAAAGTATAATAATTAAAATAAAATAATATTGACAAATAAATTCAAATAATATATAATAAAAGAGTAGAAATGAAATCATAATATATTTAATCTCATTTCTACTTTAGATATAAATGCGTAAACATATTATTTGAATTTATTTTTAATTTTATACATAAAATAGTATAATAAAAATATAATAATGAAGGTGATTAATATAAATGACAAGTTAAATGAAGAAATTGTGGAATATTATATTGATTGGTATTTTAAACGATCCAGAAAAATACCTAATGAAAAAACTATAGAATTATTTCAAGATGATGGATTACATTATATTAGACTTTACATATTAAATAAACGAATGACAATAGTAGATGCTTTTAATAAATGGGAAAGGGATATTAGTAGATGAAACATTGTTATACTTGTTTTTATTTCTACAGATGGGGAGAAAACTATTTCTCTTATTGTGAATTCTATAAAAAGTTAATTAAAGATATTCCTCCAGATATAAGAAATAAATGTCAATATTATAAGGAGAAAGTTAAAATATGAATGTAAAACTATTAGCAATAAAAGGAACATGGAGAGAAGTTGCTAATGCAGCTAATACAACAATAAATAAGGAAATTGGAGAAAAAGAACCATCGTCACAATGGAAAAGACGATTACTATTGTGTGAGCATTCTCCGATTAGAAAAATACATATTAATTGGAAATGGTATGATTTAAAACGATGGATAAGTGATCATTTTGTTAGACATAAATTTGGAATTGAGCATTGGGTTAAAACTGATAGAAGTGATAGAACTGGAATAAATAGAGATGAATTAAGCCAAAGTTCTTTAACCAATCATGAATGTGAAGCAAATCCACAAGCAATTATTAATATATCTAGAAAAAGATTATGCAATCAAGCCTCAAAAGAAACTAGAGAAGCATGGCAAGAATTATTAGAATCTTTTAAAGATAAACAACCAGAGTTATATAGTGTTTGTGTTCCTGATTGCATATACAGAGCTTGGTGTTATGAATATAAATCTTGTGGATTTCATAAAACTCAAGAATTTCAAGAAAAATTAACCCAATATAGAAAGGATATTAATGAATAATGCAAAATAAGTCTTGGATTAAATTTATTTTATATATAATTCGTTGGCAATTATCAACACCTATATTAGCATTATGTGTATTTTTAATTAACGGAAGTACTTTGTATAAAACTATAATAGCAAATTTAATAGGAGGATGTATATTCTATTGGTTTGATAAATGGTTATTTAATAAAAATAAGGAGATTGAAAATGTCTAAAATAAATATCTGGCTTGGTGGTAAAATGAGCGGACTAACACTAACCGAAATGAATAAGTGGCGATTAGAAGCAATTCAATTATTTGCTGAATATACAAATGAAGTTAAAATGATAAACCCTGTAGAATATTATAATTTTGAAATGGATTTAACAAACATATCAGAAAAAGAAATTAAAGATTTTGATCTAACCGCAGTAAGAAAAAGTGATATAGTTTTAGTTAATTTTAATTATCCTGATTCAATTGGTACAGCACAAGAATTACAGGTAGCCGAAGATAATCATATTCCAATAATAGCATTTGGTACAGAAAAAGCACATCCTTGGATGGAATTAAATGTATCTAAAAGATGTACTACTTTAGAAGAAGCAGTTGAATACATAGTCGAATTTTATTTACCAATACTTAATTAAAATAAAATAATAAGGAGATATCTTATGCGTTTAAGTCATAAAGAATTAGTTGAGCAGGAAGTAGTTGATGAAACTATTTGTAATTGCTGTGGTGAAACAATTATAAAGTATGCAGGATGTTTAAATGCTTATATACAATGGGATTATGCCAATGATATATTTCCTGAAGAATTACATCAATATAGTCTATGTGAAAAATGTATTGAAAATCAGTTTAAAACTTTTAAACACGCTCCATTAGGATTTTCTAATTGTAATAATCAAAAAGATGCACAACATTATTTTGATCAATGGAAGAAAAATAATAACAAATAAAAGAGGGATTGTCAACTAACCCCACCTTAAAGAAAATGGGGCTTGAAGAAGAAATTCTCTAAAGCCTATAGTTGACTAGACTAAGTGTTGAAATAGACACTACGTTAGATTGGATGTAGAAACCTACGAATGATTCCCAAGTTTGTAGCTCTTTCATGGCTCTGTAAACAGTACGGCAAGGTTAAGTACAGTCAACCACATTATGAAGCCTTTCTAACATTGTCGAAGGGAAAATAACTCTGAAAGGAGATATACTTTATGTTAGTATATGTAATTAATCAACATGGTAAGCCTCTTATGCCTACAACTCCTAGTAAAGCTAGGAAGTTACTAAAAGAAAATAAAGTGAAAATAGCATCTTATACTCCATTTACAATTCAATTATTATGTGGTAGTTCAGGGTATAAACAAAAAATTGTATTAGGTATTGATGCTGGAAGTAAATATATTGGTTTATCAGCGACAACAGAAAATGAAGAATTATTTTCTGGTGAAGTAAAGCTTAGAACTAATATAAGCAAGTTAATTTCAACTAAAAAACAATATAGAAAAAGTAGAAGGAACAGAAAAACCAGATATAGACAAGCTAGATTCCTTAACAGAACTGCAACTAAAAAAGAAGGATGGTTAGCACCTTCAATACAAAATAAGATTCAATCTCATTTGGTTATTGTTGAAAAACTTCATAAAATACTACCAATAACCAAAATAATAGCCGAAGTAGCAAGTTTTGATATTCATAAAATAAAGAATCCTACTATCCAAGGTAAAGAATATCAACAGGGTAACCAATTAGGATTCTGGAATGTTAGAGAATATGTACTATTTAGAGATGGACATAAATGTAATGGTAAAAAAGGATGTAAAAATAAGATTTTGAATGTCCATCATATTGAATCTAGAAAAACAGGTGGTAATAGTCAAGATAATTTAATTACATTATGTGAAGATTGTCATAAAAATTATCATTCAGGGAAATTAAAACTTAATTTGAAACGTGGTAAATCATTTAGAGATGCTGCATTTATGGGAATTATGAGATGGAGTTTTTATAATAAACTTAAAGAATCATATAATGATGTAAATTTAACCTATGGTTATATCACTAAAAATACTAGAATAAGCAATGGTTTACCTAAAGAACATAGAATTGATGCTTATTGTATAGCTAACAATATTACAGCTAGTAGAGTTAATAGTTATTATAAATATACTCAGGTACGTAAAAAGAAAAGAAGTTTACATGAAGCAACAGCTAGAAAAGGTAGAAAAAAGCCAAATATATATTCCAAAAGAAATTCTAAGAATACCAAACAAGTAATGTGTAATAATAAGTTATGGGCATTATTGGACAAAGTAAAGTTAGGGAATAGTGTAGGTATTATTACAGGATTTGCAAGTAAAACGGCTTATATACAGGATTTTGACGGTAAATATATACAAGACAATAAGAAATATAAACAAGTAAATTTAAATAAGTTAGAATTAATATGTAGAAATAATAACTGGGTATGTAATAGGGTAATTAGTGTTGAATAATTAGTAAAAAAATAACGTTTGATTAAAGGAGGAAATATGGGAAGTAAATGTAATGATTGTAAAGGTTGTTGGCTAAATACAGCAGGATCATATGATGTTTGGGAAAGGTATAGTGAATCATGTTCTGGAAGTGAAGAAGATATAAAATTTTGGGATAATAATGGAGGTATACCTCCTTGGGAAAATTTCAACGATGAACTTGTATTTAAATATTTTAAAATTTATAAAAAATAATCATAAGGAGGAATTATGACTCATCTTTGTCCCTGTAAAAATGAAGAATGTTCTAAAAAAGATCAATGTTTAAGATTTAATATAGAAAATCCAACTGCTTGTGAAATAGATTTTAAACAGATTTGTAATGAATCAAATAATTATAAACATTTTGAGGAAATGGAAAATAAAATTCAACCAACTACATAGGAGGAATTTATATGAATGAACAAAATGAAAAAGTTATTTTATATGCTTTAAATTTAACTTGTGAGAATGAGTGTAATGATTGTAATTCCACTCAAGAAACCTATATATACTTTGCTCCAGATGATGCAATTAATTATGCAAGAAAGTCATTCCGAACTTGCAAAGTTTATAAATTGATTTGTGAGTCCTATATGGATGGCTGTGCAAGCTTTGTTTATAAGGATAATATTGTATATATTGGTTACAACAATAAAGATATTATAAGTGATGAAATTATTTATGAAAATAAAATATAAATTGGAGGATCTTATGAAAACTTGTAATATTTGTGAAAATGAAATTATTGGTGAAGTATGTAATGTTACAATTAATGATTTAGAATATCAAGAAATATGTTCAAAATGTTATACCTCTATTGAAAAGAAAATAATAGAATTAAAGAAAACATTGACATATCAAGAATTAGATAAACTTAATGATCAGTTTTATCAATATATGGAGTCATATGAAAACAGAAACATGATTATTGCTAAATATGGTATACAACCACGAAAAGGAACACTTGTATATGGTGTTAATATGTCTAATCCTATTTGCAGTAATCAAGATAAAAATGAAAATAAATAATTCAAACAAATTATCGAAAAATAAAAATATATTCACACTAATCTAAAAGGAGAAAATTATATGTCAGATTATCAAGATGTAGTAATGAGAGTTAAAATTGATTCTTATAAAGATTTGCAAAACATTATACACAACGAATTAAAACTTACTAAGCCTGATGTTGAAAAATTAATAGAAAAAATTACAGAAGCATTTCTTAATGAAAAACTTTCAAATGTTGACTGGGTTGAAAAATATATTGATAGAAATGTAGAAAAAGTAGTTAAGGATGTAATAAGCAAACAATCTTCGCTTAATAGTTGGAAATTAGATGAGAAAATAAATAATGCTATTGAAAAATGTATAGGTCAATATATTATGGATAAGGTTAAAGAGCAATTAAAGAATGTAACATTATAAAAATTGTGATTTATAAGAAAGGAAAGAATGGTTAAGTTTAAATATTATCCAAATAGTATCAAAGAATATGAAATTAAAAATTTAATAGAAAAAATAAGTAAAATAAATACATATGGATATGTAATATCTAACTATTTAGAAAAAGAAGATTTTGAAATTATATTTACAAATGAAAAATCTATATATGAAGTTGATACAAAAATAAAAGATATGACAACTAGAAGAGGATTTGCTGAAGATCATAGAACTATAATTCATTGTACAAGATATGAAACTGTAGAAAGTATTAAATGGTTGTTTCTACATGAATTAGGACATATGCTGCTTGGTAAATATACATCTGTTTTATCTTTAATGTATTTTGTTAGAGAAAAATATTATAAAGATCTTGGTTTATTCAATGGAGAGCAGGAATATTATTCACAAGCTCCTAATTGGGTAGAAGAATATCATAAAGATGAAATTCATGAAAATGATCCTGAAGAAATAATAGTTAGTAATTTTGCTACAAATTTAATAGGATTTGATTATTCAAGAAAATGGTGGAGAGAACAAATAAGTAAAATAAAATAATGTTAGGAGGATAAGTATATGAATTATACTAAGGAACAAATAACTGAAGCATATGAAAATGGTACATTGTTTGTAAAGTGTATAAATAATGTGGAAGATGACGAGGGAATTTATAATATTAAAGGAAAGACTTATGAAATCATACAGGAAATCACAAATAAAGATGATATAGAATGTTGGGTAATTGAATGTGAAGAAAGTAGTGGTGTTGATAGTATGCAGATAGATAAAGATGATGAAAATTTTCAATTAATTATCATCCATAAAACCACTATTAATTAAAAATAAAGAAAGAAAGGAGAAATTTTTATATATTATAAAACTATATTTATACCAATTAAATGTAACAAATCAGATTTAGATTATCTTTATAGTTGTAATAAATTATCTGCTGAAGTTTGGAATTTGTGTTTAGAATTAGATAAAAAATATAAAAAAGAAACTAATAAATTTATTGATCAATCTAATTTACAAAAACAAACTAAAAAATGTGTTCATTTGTCAGCTAAAAATATTCATCATATAGTACATAAATATTTGCGAAGTAGAGATGCTATGTTTAGGTCTATAAAAGTAAAACATAAAGATAGTAATAAAGTTAAATTACCTTATAAACAAAAGACATATTTTATAACTGGATGGGATTATCAATCTGTAAAAGTAGATTATGATAAAAATATAATTTATTTAGCTAAAGGAAATGTAATAATTGATGGAAAAGAAAAAATACAAAAACCAGTAAAATGTTGTTGTAAAATAATACCACAGAACATAGTGGAAGTAGAATTAAAATATAAAGATAAATTATATTTAGCAATAAAATATAAAGAAGATAAAGAATATTTGCAAATTAAATCAGATAATGTGGCATCAATAGATTTAGGAGAAATACATGCTATTACTTCAATTGATAATAATAAAAATAGTGTTATTATCACTGGAAGGAAATTGAGATCAATAAAAAGATTAAGAAATAAAGAACAAGGTAAATTAAGAAACAAGTTAAGTAAATGTACTAAAGGTAGCAGAAATTACAAAAGATATATGAAAGCATTAAATAAGTTAAAAACAAAAACAGATAACCAGATAAACGATTGTGTTCATAAAATCACTAAGCACTATGTAGATTATTGTTTGAAAAACAATATAAGTAAAGTATATTATGGTGATTTAGATAACTGTAGTAGGAACACTAAAAATAGAAGAAAAACTGGTAGAGTAGTTAGACAAAAATTATCACAATGGTGTTTTGGTCAAATAATCCTACAATTACAAAATAAATTGAATAGATATAATGTTCAATTAGTTAAAATAAGTGAAGCTTATACTTCTCAAAAATGTCCATCTTGTAAAAAGAGAAATAAACCAAAAGGTCGAAATTATGTTTGTAAAAAATGTAATTACAAACAACATAGAGATATTGTAGGAGCTATTAATATTTTAAATGATAATAATAATTATCATATTGAAAGGTATTATACCTTAAAGTATCTACAAATTGCTTAGTTATCTTTGTTATAATTAAGTATGAGTAGTAGATGTTGATGTAGGCAACCTGTATGTAATTAAATTATAATTATATATTGTAGATCATTGAAATTTAATGATAAAGTTTAGAAATAAACATCTTACAAAAGGAAAATTTTATTTAGATGTTATAAATGAAAACAATGCTTGTGTATGTGATGAAATGTGTAGTAATGAAGATAAAGGCAATGAGGAAGAAAAATGTGCATATTGTTGGGCAAAAGAAGTATTGAAAGAAACCAGAGGAGATTAAATAATGATCAAGAAAACAATTGTAACAAGGTTTGATGAAACTACTGGAGTTGTATATTCAGAAAAAATACAAAATATAAAAAGTGTATTATGGAAAGATGACAAAGGAGCCATATTAAAACCTAGAAATTATCATAATAAATTTTATCAAGATACGAAGTTAAGTGAAATTATAGAAAATAAATCAGACTTGCTTAAAATATACATACTTACAGAACACATATATAAAAATACAAATATGATTTATGTTAAAACTAAAAATAACAGTTTTAGACCAGCCGATATAAATGATTTATCTGGGATACTTGAATTATGTGATGAAAGAGTTAAAAAGTTTATCAGAAAAATGAAGAATATTGGTATAATAGCAGAATTAACAGTTGAAATAAAAAAATTTAAGTATAGTGTATTTGTATTTAATCCTATTTATATTAACTCATGCAAATATATAAGTAATGAATTATATTTATTATTTAAACCTTATTTAGATGAATATTTTCCAGAGTGGATTAAAGATAAATATGATGAATTAAATCAAAATAATGACGGACAAATAAGGCATTGATTTTTAGACATTTTAGACCTCAAATGTCTTAGTTAAATGCAGTAAAATCAATACTTTTCAAACTGTTTTTATAAACTTTCATTATATATAATATAATAGAAGTTAAACTTTAAAATTGAAGGAGATTAAATTTATGAAATTAACTATATTAACCAATAGCACTTATGAAGAAGAAAAAGGATTATATGATAATTACAAAAATATATTAATTGTTAAAGGTGATTATTATCATGATAAAATTGATGAAATAATTAAAGGAATAGTTCAAGGAATAGAATATTGTGGTATTGAAGTGAATTTAAACAAACTAACTATTTATCCTAAAGATGAATTATTTAATAAATATAATTTTTATGATAATCAAGATGATAACGAAGATTATTCAATTAACACTTAATACTTAAAATTATAATTATTAAATAATATTAAACAAAAAAAATATAAAAATAAAAATAAGGAGATTAATATGAAAAATTTAAATGCTTTTGGAAATGAAATAAGGTTTGGTAATATTGCTATTTTAGATTTCTATGGATCAGCAGGAGTGAAATGTAAATGTGGAAATGAAGCATTATTTTTATTATCATTATTTCAAACAAATCAAATATATTTATGTGATAAATGTTTATCAGATATTACTCATTGTAGTATTGATGCTTTGAGATAAAAGATTTATTTTATAAGAAAGGAAATAAAATTATGTTAAAATGTATAGAATGGATTTTTAGTGGGATTGGAATAGCTATTATAGGATTTCTTTTTAAATTTCGTTTTAAAATTAATTTAATTCAAAAAATAAAAACAATTATATTTAAATTAAAAATAGATATAAAAAAATATGAAGAACTTATAAATATTGAAAAAATTTATAATTCTGAACATGAAACGGAATATTTAGAAAATAAAAATAAAGAAAACAGAACTAATGAATATTGGGAAAATGTATTTAATTATAATGGTGAACCTCAAGAAATTTCTAATAATATATTTATAAAAAACAAGAGTAATAGTTTTTATATTGAAATTAAACAAACATTCCAACAAAAACAAAATGATACTTGTTATATTAATATAAAATATAATCATGATAAAATTATAGATAAAGAAATTCCAATAGAAACAATTGGATTAATATTTGATCAGACAAATCAATTAAAATAGAAAGTTTAAATGGAGGTTAAATGGGTAAATGGGTAGTAGTTCATCATTGTGACATTTTCCCAATACATACAATAGATAAAGGTAATTTTCAAACTCTAGAAGAAGCACAAAAATGGGCAGATTTTAAAATGAAAAATAGAGGAATAAAAAATGTAGGTAAAGATGGAAACGATAGTGATTGTTGTATATATTATGTGGAATATTTAGAAGAGGTTAAGCGATGGAAATAAAGGAATTAAAATTAGGAGCAATATATAAATTATATTGGGGATTAGAGGTAACTATTTATAATGATATTAAGTTTAATAATCTATATAAAGTTACTAAGTCTTCTCCACAAAATGTATTTAAAGTTGATGATATTGTTTTTATAAGTCTTAATAGTTTTATGGATGCTGAAGAAGTAAAATAATAAAAATATAAAAGTAAATTCAAACTCAACTAAATATAAAAAATAAAAGGTGATGACTGACATCAAGGAGAAAAAATTATGATTAAGATTTTAAATGGAATTCCAGTATTATGTGATGAAATTAATAATGTAAAACATGGTGACACAAACAAATTACAAGAACTATTAGAAAGAGGTCAAACATTAGGTGTATTAATTAATACACATCAATTTAGAAGTATAGGTAAAACTTATTCATTAATTGAATATGCAAGAAAGAATAATTCTATAGTAGTTATACCTAACAAGCTTGTTTTACAATATTTTATAAACCAATATCATTATAATAACATTGTAGAAGTTTCTTGTATTTCAATTATGGGCAATAATAATGGATATGTATTAGATGAAGGAATTAATATTCAAGCATTTAAAAAAATGTATCCAAATGCCAAAATACTTACTGGATGGTTTGATTCAATTGCCAATAAAGAGGTTGAAACATTTGAAGAACAAGTAATTTACAATCTTAAAAATGAAATTGAATTGTTAACAAGTAAAATAAAGATTACAAGAGAGAATCATGATTTTGGCACATATAAAAATCTAATATTAGCATATAAAGAGGTTTTGGGATTATATAAAGAAATGGCTGAACCAAAAAAAACATGTTGAAAATGTTTGCAATTTTAATGTTGATATAATTAATCCAGAAATGATTAAAGAAATTGCTAATAAATTAAAAGAGGAATTATATAGAGTAGGAATAAAAAGGTAATATATAATAGTTTAAATATAAAAATAGTTGGAGTTTGAATTTAAAAACTATACCATATATAGCAAAATTATTTACTTAAAATACTATATATGGTATAGCAATTAAAATAAACTTTTTATTTGGATTGGAGAAACGATATGAAAGCTTCAAAATGTATAGAATTATTGTCTAAAGTAATTGGAGAAAAAGGTGATATGGAAGTACTTGTGGAAATAGGTCAGAAAATAGGGTGTCATTTAATGCCTATAGAATATATTAAAATAGAAGATGAATATAATTATTGTTGGATAAGAATTAATTAATATAAGGAGAATTTATGTATCCATTAGATTTAGAAATTGAAGAAGTTCAATCTATTTTGGGTGAATGTAATCGAATATCATTATATACTTCAGAAGGTAAAAAAATATTTGAATTTAATGATTACCAAAGCTATGTTAATTTTGAATTATTAAAGCAAATTATAGATGAAATAAATTCATGTAAAGAAAATTTGAATGAGTATGATAAGGCATTTTTAGATTTAGATAAAGATGAAATGAAAACTTTGGTTGAACTTATGACTGAATGTAATTGTAGCAAATGTACTGGATTACCTGATATTAAAAATTATTATGAAGACGAGGATACTAAAGAAACCAAATCTGCTATTAATACTTTAAAGAACATGAAAAATATTAATCTAAAAGAAAAATATAAAGATTATATATCTGAAATAAAATAATTTAAATATTTGTAACGAATTTGTAACATGTAATTTAGAGCATTTTAAAGCAAATGAAAGAAATACAGAGATAAATCTTTAGAAAAGTACAATAAAATTCGTATTTTAAATGATAAAAATAAAATAAATAAAAGAAAGGATAAAATAAAAATGTTAAGAATTTATAAAGTAAGTTTTAATAATTACACAAATTATACAAGCAAAACTATAAGAAATCATAAAACTGAGGAATATATTAGTACAGATGATGGATATTTGGTTATTTATGATTATGATATTTCTAAATATATGGAATTCGGTGGAGGATATAGAACAGTAGAATATATAGGGTTTATGCCTGAAAATATAAATGATAAAAATGAACAAAAATACTTTATATCTTATACTGCTTATTCTGAAAATAATAATATTAATTTCTTTAATGATATTATATATATTGATGAATCTATAACTTCTGAATTATTAGAAAAAGTAGAGCAATCATTTAAAGAAAGATTAAATGAAAAAGCAAAAATAAGTAAATATTATGCTATTCAAATTGTAAATATAGTTAAAATATAAAATAATGAAAGGAAATTATAATGCCTGAAGATAACTTTTATGATTTTTTAATAAATAAAGCATTAGAA